TTCCTACTTTTGGGTTAGTTAAGCAAACGTAATCATTGTTTATCGATTCCCAATCGTCGCCATTCTTGTCCAAACTTTCGATTATCGAACCGACAAAGTCCTTGGCTTTGAATTCGTAGGGGTTTTCCTTCACTGGACCTTTACTTCCTTCCATTCCTTTGGGTTTTCGACGCCTTCCAGGTTCCAACGGATCAGGGCGTCTTGTGTGGCGATCTCGGGGAATTCCATACCCGACCGAACAAACAACGACCGACGCTTCTTTGTCTGGTCTAACTCGTTTTCCGCTTTCCTTGCTCTTTTGTCCGCTTCTTCCTTTGCGGCCTTACTGCTTGAACTTCCTATTTGTCCGATAGTCCAACCGATCGAACCTGATAACGCCGATATGATTAGGATTGAAACGGCGATTGCTGTTGTGAATTTTCCCATTTGGATTTCTTTCGTTGGGGTGTCATTTGATTGCAATTTGAGATAGAAGCATTTCCTTGAATTCGTCGCCGCGTTTCCGTTGGAACTCGATTTCCGCTTCAAGTCGCCCGAGTTCCTTTGCGTTCAAAATTGCTTCATCCAATTCCTTAATTTTTTCTTTCAAAGCTTCGTTGCTTTTCCAAAGTTTGGCGTTATTCGCCTCGGCTTCTTTTAGCTCTTCCGATTCCAGTGGTTCGCTATCCCTTGGCAAATCAGCAAACGCTGGGACTTTGCTTTCTTCGTCGCCAGGCTCCCCACTTTCTAGACAATACGAATAACCGTGTTTTAGAATCCTTTCCCCGTTGAAAATCCTTCTTGAAAAGTCCAAATAATTCGTATCGAAACCGCCAGTTGCAAAAGCAAGTTTCGCCGACATAACCTTGGAATTGCCTACTTTCTAACAACGATGAATTTTTGATCTTTCCCGAAGACAACCGGACCGTGTGTTAAATGAAGACCCTTTGACGGGCATTTGACAAGGAATACACTTTCATCCGAAACTACGTGTTGCGTGCTGCCATCACCCGAACCCTCCAATTCTCCCCCTTCCTTCCTCGAGTTCGACCGCCCGATTTATCGCGTCTCGGGCTTCGTCCAAATCCGCTAACGTTTCGTTCTTCCCGCGTTTCCCAGGAAACAGCAACTTTTTTAGGGCGTGCTGAATGGCGGGACATTCAACCCCGAAAGTCTCAATTACCGAATAAACGTCTAACTTTCCGCCTTTCAATCCTTTGGGCGTTTTCAGGTACTTTTCGCCTGAATGGGACTTCATCTTTTTCGCCAACTTTGCCAACTCATTAATCCTTTCGATAAATTCCGGTATCTTTTTATTGAAATCCCTTAACGGATCTTTCCCGGCTTTTAGGTTAACCATCCAATTCGATATCGCCGGACTCGCTTACCGTAATCTTTACGGGCCGCTTTCCGCCGATTCCTTCTTCCAGGAAGACGCTAAAAGTCTTTCCTTCGAATTCCCAACAAACGACGCGACCAACTTGCTCGGCGTCATGCGTTCCGACTGGAAGTTCTTCGGTTTCTACAAAAGCTTTAAATTTCATTCCGTTACCTTTAACATTTGAGTTATCAGCCGATCGGCTGCGTTCTTGTTCATATTTAGCCGTTTGTCGACTACTTGCTTGGTTATGGCTTCCGATACCGCTCCAACGTTATCCCTTGTGAACGTGTAGGCGTAAACGTGTCCGTCGATGCGAGTTACCATCGCTATCGGGTCATTCGGCTGATTGTCCATTTTCGCCGTCCGTAAGCGTTGCCGGCTCGATTAGCGTGTCCGTAACATCTCGAATATCGAAGAAGAAGGACGATTCCGTTACGTCTTCCAGGTCGTTCAATTCCAAGTTTCCAAGATCGAATGACGCTTTAAACGTTACTTTCTTCGTCCCCGAATCGTAGGCAAATTTGCCGAGCTTGAACGGGCCGACGATCTCAAAGCGGTCTACGCCGTCGATCGTCTTTTGGTCTGGCGGGTCGTTTCCTTGGAGCAAATAGCCTTTGACGAACTTTTTGGACATCGCCATAAGGTCGAAGAATTCTTGGGGGCTTTTTCCTTTGGTTTCCGTTTCCATTCCCAAAGACGGGGAACCGGAGTTAATAGATACCGACTTAGCGGTCTTGACGATCATAATGCGCCTTCGTGTTGGTGTGGTAATTTGGTATCGGTAATTTACCGCTTTCCGCCTTTCCAATCCAGTGTTTTATTTTCAGCGCGTAAAATTCAATAGAAATAACGGGGGCGTCTGGCTACGACGTCCCCCGCCTTGGCGATTCAAAGTGGCTTTAAAGCCACTATTCGTTTTCTGCGTCGCTCAACTCCGATAGATAACCCATTATATCGCCGCTTGTATTTACCAATTCGACGTCCCCACCCTGAAGATGGACCCTTTCGTCATCGACGTCCACTTCTTCGATCTCGACTTCCAAAGTCGAACAAACGCTAACTTTTACTTCTAGTCCGGCCGGAACCTTTGCCAATTCGGCCATTAATTCCCAAACTTTCATTTTCTTTTCCTTTCAAGTGGCTTTAAAGCCACCCCTCTTTTTGTGGTAATTAGTCATAACGTGGCAATTGTTCGAACACCAAACCGCGTCTTTTCTTCGATGTTCCAACCCTTTTCCGCATCCCTTGCACTTCTTCCGATTGATCGACGGCGTCTTGTGTCGATGATAGTAGGCGCCCTTCGCGCATTTATCCGAACAATAAAGGGCTTGCGGGCGTCTTCCGATTACGTCCGAACCGCAATTTTTGCATTTCTTGGCCTTCGTTGCTTCCATTTCTACCCCTCAGGGTGGCTTTAAAGCCACTTCACTTAGATTCAATGTAACTTCGCCGATAGCAGGTTTCGCACCTTGAATTGCTCAAAATCCCATCGACAAACATAAACTTCGTTCGATCGCTCCCCTTCCCGAACATAAAACAACCCGTATCGTTCAAATCCTCAAAGAAAACATGAACACAACCGCTTCCCTTACGATTCACAACCTTTCGAAGATGATTCGTTCGACGCTTCGGAATCGCCCTTTTCGGTGACGATTTCGCCTTGTCAACCTTCCTTTTAAGTCCCTTCAAGCCAGTAGAACGCCGACTACCCTTCGCGCGCCTTCCACGATAGCAAGCCTTACACTTCGGCTTTCCACGCTTGCACCGTTTCCCGCATAGCGTACAAGTCCAGCGATCCTTACACGAATCCGCGTCGACCGACCTTTCCGCTTCACCCGAACCAACCATTTCAGCACTTCACTTTCTAAAGAAATCGCGACAGCTAATCGACGCTCCATTGCATCCCGCGAAAACGAACATTTACTTTAACTTTTCTTCCAGTTCATTTCTCGAAGCGCAAAACCCCCCTCCCGCTCCGTGTTTTTAACGTGGTAACCAATCAGCCAGCGAAGGCCCCTCCCACCGTCCTAACCTGTCTCCGTGGGGCTTTCATGCCTAATTAGGACATTGCCTAAGAAGGACACCTAAGTAGGAGACCATACGACGCCGCTCAATGCGGTTTTTGGCGTTGATCCGTAAGCGTTGCCGCTCCCATGAAATCTTCGCCCATTTGCCCCGATCCAAAGCACCACGCCTCCGACCGATTCTGAAAGTTTCAAATTGTAGTTGGGGAAATCGTTAGATTACGCCCGTAAATTATTCGTAAATTTCCGCGAACTTTACGCCGCGGTCCTAGTGTTATATACTTATTCGAATCGCGATTCAATCCACGCCGTTTATAGGCCCCGTAAAGCCTGAACGGCGTTTCTTTTGCGCCTACCGTTTTCGATTCGAACAATTGGCACATTTCCCCATTTTCATTGTCACCAACGGGTCAGATTCAAACTTGTATTCTCTTCGATCGCTCCCTTTCTGAAACAACCAGCATCTAGTGTCACGATTCGCGTGATTCCAAATGTGAACCATACCTGATTTGTCTCGTTTTATTACCTTCTTTGTGGCTTCCATCATTCCACCTTTATTCCGTATTTCGTCAAAACCCAAGCGATCCCCATAGATAAAGCCGCTTCACAGTTAAAGCGATTGTTTCCGGGGGCGTTTAGCTTGGAAAATGGGACTTCGATTACCTTTGGTTCCTCGCCGGTTTGGATTTCTGCCCTGAAAACCCATTCAAGATTATCCGAATCGCAATCTTCGCCGCATCCCTCGGCCGGTTCAGAATCCCGTTGGAATCCGTGTTTCGGACACCAAATCCTTTCATATCCGTAATAGAACTTCGCGTTATTCGTTTCCATCCCGGCGTAGTCGCTTCGGGCGTAAACTTCGGGTCTCATATCCACCCCATTCCGTCGACTTCGACCAAATCAATTAACAAAAGCTTCCAATTCGTATCCATTTCCGCAAGGAATCTTTCCCGGTATTCCAAATAAAGAACTAATCCAAACATTTCAATTCTTTCGTGATTTCATCCCTGTTTTTCTGAATATAGGCAAGAACATCTTCCATTCGTTCGCCTTTGTGCTTCCCAAATGGCATTTTGTCCGAATCTTTCATTTGTCTTTCCTTTCGGTGGCTTTAAAGCCACTTTCCTAAATAGTTTGGGCGTGAGTTATCGTCTTTTCTTCTTCTTTTTCCGCTGCCGCCTCTATCGCCTTCAATCGCTTGGTATGGAAACGCAAGGCCGGCCGTATTTCGCAAACAAGGTAACGAACAAGCTTTTCCAGGTCGAAGACGCCAGCCGTTTCGAATGGGATTTCGCCAGCTTTCAGCATTTCAAGCACAAAAAGCCGACTTGGCCCTAAATACTCGGCGAACTTTTCCGGTTCCCCTTTGCCCCGAGGACCATTGCAACCCCAGCATTGCGGGAAGACATTTTCCAATAGGTGGCAAGTTTGTTTTATGTTCCTCTTGGAAAAGTGTCCGCCTTGTATAGCGCGGTCTCGATAAAGGTAAGTGGTCCCGCAGGTTATGCAATCTACTAGCCCTTTATCGTTTGCCCTTCCGTAAACGGCCAACTTCTGGACCGACTCTAAAAGCTTCTTGTAGGCGGTTTGCTGCCGATATTCTTTGAATTTCTCGATTGTCCTTTGGACTTCGCTTTCGATTCTTTCTTCCGGTGTCATTGGCATAACAAAACCCTTTTTCCTATCGCTTTCCGCCATTCGAAACGCCTTGACAAGGAAACCCGCCAGCAATTCCGTCGACTATTAAATCTTCTTCCTTTTCAACGGCAAATTCCCTAACGTCGTTAAACCTTTCGACGCTTGGAAAATGCTTTTTAAGTACCCGCTTGCAAAACTCATTGTTTTCAACCTGCCAACGACAAGTTAATCCAGCCCTTTCTAAACCAAGGTCAATCCCGCCAATTCCAGAAAACAAACTTCCAAACGTCATACCGCCCCCGCTTCCGATTCTTGGAACGCTTGGCGTTCTTCGCCCAGGTTCTCGACTTGACCGCCCGAAAGTTCTTTCCCTTTGTTTTCAATCTTGGCAATCCTTGTATTAGCTTGCTTCCGGCTTTCGCTTAACGTCCGCATTCCCTGTTTCATTTGCTCGTTTTCGGACTTCAAAAGAACTATTTCCGATTCAACCGACGTTAGTTTCCTTTCCAGGTCGATCGTCCTTTGGAGAATCAAGGCTTTCGAAACCGTCTCTAGTTGCCTTAAAGCCGGCTCGAAGGCGTCCCGTAGTATTTCGACGCTTTCCCGGAAGGCGTCTTCCGCGCTCATTTTCTGACTCATTTAATCAGCCTTTCCTTTGGAACGGTCCGAATTGGCCTGAACCAATCCATCTCCGCGGTCGGCATCATTGCCAAATCTTTAGGCGGATACGTCCAATAGTTATCCCGCGCGAAATTGTTAAACAACTGCGAAAAGGTCATATTTACGACCGTTTTCTTTTTCGATCCCAAAACCCCCAAAACCCGACCTATCCACTTCTTTTCCAGGCTTGCGGACTTCTTCGCCGTTCGCCTTTTCTGAAAAGCTTTATTGGTCAATTCCTTTAAGGTTCCGTCCGTTTGAAGAACTAATCGAGTTCGACCTATCCAAGAATCCCCGCAATGTTGACACCGCAAACCCTTGCGAACTTGTGAACACTTTGGACAAACGACGGCGGGCTTTTCGATTCCGTCCCGGCATCTTTCTCGATGTTTTGCCGCTTCTATTCGGTCGTTAGAATCCAACTGCCAAACTCGGTCCGAGTTCAAAGAACCGTGACGCCAGTAATTCCCGCCGTGGTCCTGAATCAAAACGTGATCCATCGTTGAATCATTACGAAGCAAGCGTCCGCCGGCCTGAATGTAAGACGTAAGCGACCCGAAAACAGTGGCAAAAATCCCGTGGTAAAGAAACGGCCAATCAATCCCTTCGCGAAGAACAAACCGGTTGCAAACTACGTTGATCTTCCCGTCTTTAACTTGCTTTTCGATTTCGTCCTTTAGGGCTTGCGTACTCGGGTAAATCTCATCCCCGATCATGCAATAATCAGAATCGATATGGGCCGCCGTTATCCCTTTCCTTTCAAGTTGTTGGGCGAACCACTTGGATTCTTCGACGCCAGGTGCAAACAAGACCGCCGGCCGCCGTTCCTTATTCAGCTTGTAGTAATGCTCCACAACTCGCCCGAAGACCTGTTGGGTGTACTTCATCCGCTTTCGGTTCGGTATCGCCGTTTCCCCGCCGCCGGTTTCAATCCTTCCGACTAACTTTTCGTCCGGTTCATCGGGGGCAAAATACTTGGCGCCAAGCTTAACATGACTTCCGCATTCCCTTAGTTCGCTATTCGTCCCCGCCTGAATCAAACGCTTATAGACGTGCGAAACTCCTAAAGGCGTCGCACTAAAGCCGACAATCGAGCAATTGGGGTTTATTCGCTTGTGTTCCGCGAAAATCCGCTGGCAACTTTCGCCCGCGTTGTTATGGGCTTCGTCGACCAACACTTCGTCCGCTTCGTGAAGTTCCCCGCCCCGCTCTAACGCTCGAGCTTCCGATTGAATCATTGCCAATTGGACCGGTTCTTCCACATTCGGAACGTGTCCCGCCGCCCTGAATCCGTGGTTTAACTCGACTTCGTGGAACTTCTTGGAAGTCTGTTCGAAAAGCATTCGTCGATTCGTATAGAAAACGGTTTTTCGTCCGCTTGTCTGCATTCGTCGAATTGACACAAAAGTCTTGCCGGCACCGGTAGGCGACGAAATAAGGATATCGTTAACCCCTTCTTTGATAGAATCTTCTATCCCTTTCAATGCTCTTGTTTGGTGGGGCCAGGCGTCCATTATCCCACCTTTTCGATCTTCAACGGGGTTATCTCTTTCCCGTCGCAAAGTTCATTAAAAACGCCGAAGACCGGCTGCATATATTCCGTGATCTTCGCTTGATTCTCATCGTAGGAATCCGTTGCGAAGAGTTCGTCCGCGCCTTTGAATGTCCGGGTAACTTCCATTCCTAAGCGGATGATTTCGCCAAACCGGGAAGTTATCTTCTTCCGTAAGATTTCGACCCGTTCTTTCCTTTGGTCTTCTGGCAACTCTTGACCGGAAACTAGATTCGGGACGGGCGTATCGTCTACCGGTGGAAACTCTGGCTTTTCGACTTCCGGTTCCTTTTCCGCTTCAACGGGCTTGTTTTCCGGTTTCTTCTTCTTTTCCTTCCGGGCTTCCTTGTCCAGTTCCGCGCAACGCTTGACGTCTGCAACCAGGTCTTTCGAGACGCCGCAAAGGTTCGCCAATTCCCTATTGGACAAATCCTTATGGCATTCCATTTTCAACGCCATATCTACGGCGTTCCGCTTGTCCATCCTTGAACGCTTTAAACCGTGTTCGTGGTTTGCTTTCAAGGCGTAGTCGATAGCCTCTTGCATCGTCCCGTTTCGAACGTTAGCCAAAACCGACTTATCCCGACTAACGGCGGCAAAGTATCTATGGAAGCCATCCGAGCAAATTAAACGTCTGGATCCGTCTTCGTTTTCTCCGACATTGAAAAGGACAATCTTTTCCCTGAATGGCCAATTGTCGGTATCGTCCCAAAGTTCCCCGTAGGTTTCTATTGTTTCCGCGTCTAATTTGATTCGCGTTTGGGGGCTGTTGTTAATGTCAATTTCGTTAACTCGTAGCTTTTCCGTTGTCACGAAAAATCCTTCCGTTGTTGGTGTGTGGTATTTAGAAAGTAGACGGGCGCCGCCAAGGCAATAAACAAGAGAGTTTAAGCGACGCCCGCCAAGTGTGTTTTATTCAGTGGGCAAATTACTTTTGCCTGTTATTTCGTCGTTTGGGTGTATTGATCCGTCTGTAACCATCATTCATTCCTTTTCTGTTTCTTCCGAAATTCTCGTTTTCTACTTGCATGATCAACCAAATTCCTTGTCCACGCTTTCCCGATTTCTTCCAATTGTTCATCAGTGCAACAATCAACTGGGATCAATATTTTGATCTAACATTTCGTTTATCTCTTTTTTAGCTTCGGCATTTCTTTTCCTCGTAAAGGTTCCTCCGCACAAATGGCGGATACTATCAAGTTTGGATTCGTGTTCGGGTGTTGTGCCTATGTGGACGTTGGGGCGTCTCTTGTGAGCTTCTATAAGTTCGAAATACATAACCGTTTCGACACTATCTACAATTCGCTCTACGTTCTCACCTGCCCACAATCGAAACGTAGCGGGTGAACCGTCGATGATTTTGAATAGGCGGTTGATGATGTCTTGAAGGTTAATAGGAACCCAAGTTCTTTTGTCCAAATCAGGTTTCATCGCCTCTTTGTAGCCATCAAATATTGGCCCCTCCCACCCGCTGAAAAGCAGTTCTGCGTCGATATCGATTAAAGATGGGGGTGTTGCACCTTTTGGTATGTCTTCCATACTTTCGAACGAAAGCCGTTTCCAGTCACCCCCATCCATCACAACCATTTTGCCGTCATGGTTTTTGACTATCGTTAGTTCAAGGTCTGGTTTTGGTTCAGTCATAGCCCTCTCCGCTTTTTCAAATCTGCCATAGTTGGCACTGGAATCAATTCCTCGCCGTTCGCTTCGTTGATTCGCCTTGCGCATCGAATGCAATAATGTTTGTGCAAGTGCTTATGCTTGCAAATTGGATCGGCAAAATTCCCACAAAGTCATTGGATAGCCTTTTTACACAGCCCGCTTTCAAACATATTGTTTAGGCAGTCTCGAAGACGCTTACATTCTTCAAATGACAGAACGCCACCAGTGAACCCATAGATGCCCCATTCTGCACCAAGTCGTCTTGCGTCGTCAAATTCACTCATTGCATCATCACGCCTGCTTGACGATTGTTTCTTGCGATGCTGCTTTAACTGTTTGTACATTTCGCCTATTTCACTCATTGGGAGCCTTCCATTTTCGGTTTAGGTTCATTTGTCAAAAGTCAACTTCAAGCATAAAAAACGGTGGGAATACTTCGTTTGCCCGAATCATCCGAATACGGCTTATTTTCGTTGTTACAAACTCCCGTAAGTCATCCCGCCCAAAGTCCAGGCCGATAAAGCTATTCACCGAACGCCACCGATAAGGCATTACCAAACGGGTCGAAACCCGCTTCGGCGTTATATAAACAAAGTGGACCGCTTCGTCCCTAAAGATCGCACTTCCGATCGTTCCTTTTATCGTCTTTTGGTCCATCGTCTTCCACCGTTATCGATTCGACTTTTCCGTCCTTTACATCGAACCCCAGGGAAACCCGAGCGCCGGTTATTTCCTCGATTCGGCGTTCGAATTCCTGTGGGCTATATCTCATTTTGAAGCCTTCACCGTAAAGAAGACGTTTCCTTCTTTTTGGTAGTCTTCCACATTAACGCCCAATTCCTTAACGATTCGGGAATAGTCCGTTGTCTTTCGACGCCCAGGAATAAGCAGGACGCCGCCGCCCTTGCTTTTCTTTCCGCCGCTCAATTCAGTTAAAAGATTCTTCGCGGTTTCTGCCCTTGCTTTCGCTTGGGCTTCTTCCGCCTTAGCTTCCAGATAAATCCCGGCCGCCTCGAGCCATTCCCTTCCGGACTGATCAACGACCAACGGTTCCAAGTACGGTTCCGCCTTTTGCGGATCTTCGATGATTGCTTCGTACTCTTCCCGGAATGAAACGATTGTTTCGAAGTTGTTAGCTTCCCATTCAGCAAGCCCGGCCTTATCAAACTTCACCATATCGACGGCGCCGCTATTCCGATCATAGGCCGCAAGCCACCAAAACGAAGAACCGGTTACAAACATCGACCAAAAGCATTGGTCCGCGTATCCGGGATCCTTAACGACTTCCGAAATCTCTTTCCGATACGGGACTTTGACTTCTACGCCCGTTTCCTTTGAAATCCTTCCATCCGGCGAGCAAGACGCCCAGGCGAACTTATCGGAAACAATCAGGCCGACCGATTCGATAATGCCTTCCAACTTCCTTTCGACCGCAGCCAATGCGTCGTCTTCGTATTCGTTGCCGATTTCCGTGGCAACGTTCCCTAAGAATTCCTTTTCCGCGCCAAAGTGCTGGCGGACCATTTCCCGCATTACGCCATCTCTATCCGTAAAAGATGAATTCCCAAGGATTCCAGGAACGCGAGACGCCGTTATCTTTCCTTTTCTGGCTTCGTGCCATTCTTCGTTATTCTGGAAGTTATTCAATTTCCGCCCCTTGTTCGATTAACCATTCAACACAATTCGGGTAACGGTCGATTCCCATTTCCTCGATCGACTTAACCCTTACTTTCTTTTGGAAGTCTTCTTCCGTCATTTCAATGTCGCCCAAAGCCTTCCGGATTGTCGCCGCTTGGGTAACCTTGATTTTTTCGCCCTTGTTCAATCGGGCTTCGGCGTCGTCGTCCTTTTGAGCCAACCCAAGCATTGACGCCAACAGATACCGCCTAGCGTAAGTGATAGTCGATCCAATCCCTTGCGGGTCGTCCTTAACCGGCTTCATTGCCAATTCGGAACTAATCCATTCCCCAGAATCGTGCAAAAGTACGCTTTCGACCTTTACCATTCCTTCCGAAAAGCTTGGCAACTGGACAACGGAAAGACCGTTAGACGCCAAAGGCTTCCGGGAAGCATCCAGGCACGCCGCCAAATCGGCATACTTGGACTTTAGAAAAGTGTTTTCGGTACTCTTTTCAACGCCTTCGAATTCGGATTGGGCCTTAAACAAGGCTGCCGCAAGTTGACTTATAGATTCAGATTTATTCAATTTACACCCTAAAAGTTAAAAGATTCAATTAGTAAATTCAGACCGATCAAAACCCCGCAACCGACGGTAAACGCAAAGGCGCAAACCATCACAACGAAGGCTACGGAATCCCTATTCTTCATTTGACGAAACCGATTGCTTCATTTCGTCACGCTTCCGAAGTTCCCCACGAACGATAGATACGTCCCTATGGGCTTCCGTCCCAATTCGAACGCTTCCGCCAATGGAAAGAACGGTTATCGTTACTCCCCCGTCTTTCGCGCCGCCAGCTATATCGATTGTCTGGCCCTTTTTCCTTGATAGAACAAGCATTAGAAATTCCCTTCTTCTTTTGGTGTGGTGGTAATTCAGAGCCGAGATTAACCCGAAGGCAATCCCGCCATTCAATTACCAAAGTGGCTTTAAAGCCACCTAAGCGTCTACAAAATTTAAACTTTCTTCTCGGAAACGGTCGTCGGTGTCGCCACGCTTCGACCAAATTCGCCCTGTTTCATCCAACGCATAAATAAAAAAGGTGCATTGAGTCCGGTGATTATTAGGAACCGGGACGCATTGGATTTGTATTATCTTGTCACGAATCACTTTTTCATCTTTAACCACAACTAAACCCCTTCGATCTTCTGTTGAATTTCCAAACGATGGCACGAAATATCCTTCGGAGCATCAAACCCCAAACGGGCCTTATCGCCCCGGATATCAACGACCATCACCTTTACCTGAATTGGATTACCCTTTGCGTCGTAGGCGCTGATTACGACTACTTCGTCTCGCTTCCGTGACATTACAAGCATTTCAAACTTTCCTTTCGTTCACTCACTGGATTCCTCCCCCGATGGCTTCACTCGCTGCCTACTTTCGCTAGACATAACATTCCTTTTCGTGTGGTAATAAACAAGTAAGAACGAACTTAATCGTTTGCGGATTCGGGAAGGCGAAAGCCTACCGTTTACGGACTCAGAAAAAGCCCGTTCTTACTTGCTTCGGCTTTAAATTCGATTCTTCTTATCTTCGTGTTTAACTTCGCCGTTTCCCAAGCCATTCGGTTAGGAGTCGTTAGAAGATAGAACGGTAAGCCAATCGCCTTTAATAATTCATCCCGTTGCGATCTGATAAAATCAGCAACTAACGACGAAGGCGAAGGGCAAGGCAAGAACTCCAAAGCTAATTCGGCTTCGACGTTTTCCAGGCATTCAGGACAAAATAAGTCCGAAGAATCGTTGGGAGAATCCAAAGGGAATTCAAAAGATTGACACTCGCAACAACGAAGGCGGGTATCGTAAAAACCTTCCGCCGCTTCGTCGGCCGCCACTTGCGACAATAGGCGATCGTAATAATCGAAGCCCATAAGAAATCCTTCCGTGAGTGTGGTACTCGGGGGTTTGGTGTGTGGTAACACTGGAGTTTTTACACCCCGTTTATTGCTTTGGTCGAATCTTATGGTGGCGCAGTCAGCAACGCCACCCCTATCTCATAATTATTTCCAAAAAAGTAATCTGCGCATTAAAAAACCCCGACAAAAAGCGGGGTAATTTTTCTTAAATTATTTTTCAAACAGACCGCTAAGCGACCTTTTTCGTCGATCGCTTGAACTTCATTGTTCCGGAATAGCCAAGATTTTCCAAAATCTCTTCTATCTTTGAAATGTTGGGGGACATTTCCCGAGCAACGTATCCGTCTAACGTCCTTCGGCCGATATTGGCCTTCTTGGCAACTTTCCTCTTGCTCGTCTTTTCGATTTCCCTCTCGAGCAATTTAATAAATGCTTCAATCATTGGGTAACTTTCTCCGTAATAATGCGAAATTCTAGCGTAATTCGGTGACAATGAAAGGACGAACCGGGGTTAATGGGGTTACCACACACCAACGGAAGGACTTCCGTAAATAACCCCGGTTCGAATGGGCGAAACAGGAATCGAACCTGCACGGGATTTCTCCCACTGGATCCTAAATTCAATCCCTAAAATCTTGTGTGTAACGCCGAAATAACCCGCGTTTTAAAGGCTTTTTCTCTATTTCAGGCTTTTTCGAATTTCTTAACGTTTGTTAACTGCGTTTTCCCGATTTACAATCTATTAGGCAATAAACGGATTGCGTTAACGCGCACGGACGCCCGGTTTAATATTCAATCGGGAATTACCACCACGATGCAAAAGCTAAAAACAGTTCGTCAGTTCTTGACCCAATACACCGAAGAAAACGATTTAGCGATTCCGACCATTCTTTCGTATCGGAACGCGCTTAACGTCTTTGAAAAGTATCATGGCGGTGAAGTTCGTTTCGCGGAATTGGAAAAGACCATCGACAAAGAAACCGGTAGACAGAATGGCGATTTGATAATCAATCGTTGGCTTTCGGAGTATTCGAAGAACGTTTCACCGTATACGGTCAAATCAAGGAAGGCGGCCATTCTGGCCATCTTGGCGGACGCTTTCGACTTGCGGGTAACTCGTTATCGAAAGATGCGGATAAAGTCGCCCAGGTGCCACGACACCCCGAAGGACGTTTGGACGCCGGAAGAAGTCCGCCGATTAATTGAAGCTTGCGATTCTCTACGTGGTCGCTTTCAATCAACACAGATTCGGAAGAAGTATTACGCTCAATCGCTCTTAATGGCCGCTTGGGATACCGGATTACGCCGGGCCGATCTCCTGCGCATTCGTTGGGACTGGATTAAAATCCGCGAAAGATAGGGCAGAATCGGCGGGGTTTAAAGCTTTGGAATTGGGCCGCGGCTCGAAAGCTTTCAACCGCGCCGTGGAAGGATTGACCGGTTATATAAATGCGATCAACCAATCAATTACGCGTCGAATTGGCGAAGGATGACCAAAAGACGATTATTCGTTCCTTTGATGACCCAAGGGACGCTTACATAGAAGACGCTAAAAAACACGGATACCGGGCAAGGAAGATCCATTCGCCCGGTTTCTATTCCGGTGTTTTCGTCGGGTTACTGTTGGGCCTTCTTGGCTTTCTGATAAACCGAATTCTTTAGTTTCCATTCGACGTTCCGGTCTCCGACCTTGATTTGTTCGTAACCGTTCTTCGCCAGCTTTAGAACGTTTTGGACGCTTCCGGACTGAACGCCGATTTCTTCGGAAATATCCCGCTTGGAAGCTTGTTTATTGTCCCGATCTAAGAAGTATTGAAGGGTTAGTTTTGTTGCGTCTTTCCTTGGCGCCCGCTTCCTTTTTGGTTTCTCGGGTGGCTTTAAAGCCACTTGCGGGTTTTCGACTATTCCAGGAACTACGCTTTTCGCTTCCTGCCATACGCCCTTTTCAATCTTCAATCGTTCTATTTTCGCGTCGATTTCCGCGATCTTGTCGTCAATCTTGGTAGACATAACGCCCCCCTAAAAGGTTTTTTCCGTGGGGGTGTGGTAACTCAAAAGAAGATATCAGCAAAAAGGACGTCTTTCAACCAAGAAACAGAAACGCCCCTTTTACGGGGCGTTAGGCCGGCGGATACTATCGGCCGGGTTGTTAATCTATTCTAGCCGATTACAAGCCCCATAGGCGACGCCAGAACGTCCGGACCCTTGCGACACGATAAACCGTCCCGGATGAATCCCGCGTTAACCGTGGGCTTCCTCTAAGCGTCCGGAAGCGACTTACGCCCACCGTTGCGGGAAGTTGTCCGGAACTATTCGTAACGAACGCATTCCCCGAGGACGAAAGACCGCCAGAATTTTGGCAATCGGTTCTTCCGCAATCAGGACAGACGGGTGAAGAAACCATTTCCGACACTACAACCGGTTCGGCAACTTTCACCGGCTCAGCCGCCCTAACTCCACAACTGCAATTTTCGCAAGTGCAATCGGAAGCCTTTAAAGATGCCTTTGGGGGATCCTGCGCGATAACTACCGCGGGCTTCGTACTCCTTCACAACCCCGTTACTGGATCGCATTCGATACCGTCTTGGATTCGGGGGAACGTTCCCGCCAGGAATTCCGGTTCCTTCGTGTCGACTTCCTTTTCCATGCTCAACTTTGGCATTTTAAGGATCAAATCGGTAGCGTTTGCCGTAGTCGACAGCAACAAAAACGCAATTAAAAACAGTCCGCGCATAATATTCTCCTATGCCGCAAAGTGATAAACGATATGCTTCTTGAATTTGGTTTCAACTTTTGGACGATTGATCTTCATTCCGGTGGCAATCCAAAATTGATGATTGTTAATCGTTTGCTTGAAGTGTCCTTCGTGCAATGTCGCGATTCCGTCCCGATGGATATTAACGCCCCAACTACCCGGTTGCTCGAGTCCAGGAATATCGTTCTTGATTATTGGACGATCGCATAGAACGGCATGATTCCCGCCGCCGTTGCTTACTCCGCAAAACCCCTTGAACTTCCCGGACGTTTGCAACTGTTCATAGTTCCGGCCTGCATGAATTGCCGTTGCTACGGGATACCCCAAGACCGAAGCAATCCAAGCTTCCTTATAGTTGTTGATTGGTTCCCATTCGAAACCACAAAAGAACAAGGCGTTTTCGCGGTCTGATGCGTTGAAATCCCTTTTTCGAATCTTTTCGTAATGCCTTGCGAGATATGGCGGCAGCCCTTTCGTTTGCCCGAATTTCAAGGACTCCGAAAGCAAGCTGCCCATATCGTTACCGTCGACCGCTTGGGCGTAACCGTATTCCGGGGAAAGCTTGATATAGAACCCAAAGTTCTGCATTATCACCCGTTCGGAAATACCGCCCTGCATATAGAAATTACAACTTCCGCGCCCGCCTTGGTTCTTCTGGAAAACGTCGATTGGAAACCAATCCTTCCGCTTCCACTTTGGCGAATTCTTATAGGCTTCGATCGCTTCTTCCCAAGTCCAATTTGGAAGTACAGACGTAGACTTTACTCGCTTCCCAAGCTTTCGAGCTTCGGCCAATGTTCCAACTATTCTTCCGGTTTCCGTTTCCATCATTGGACCAACTCCAAAAGGGCTTTTTCGGTTTTCGGTAACGGGTAAGCCTTTAGAAAGGTTCCCGACTTATCAAATAACAAGACAGCCGGCAAACCTACAGACTTGGCCGCGGGGACAAAATCCGCCGCTTCCGGGTTATCAACATCATACCAACTAGCCTTCTGGACAATCTCTTTTGTCTGCGACATCTTCCGCCATGTTTCCGACATTCGGATATTTCGCGACGCTTCATTGAGTACGCTTCTTTGCTCGATAACCACTACGGCGCCAACGTCCGCGTTTGGTTTCGGGTCTTCTTCCGGGTCTTTCTTCTTCCCGTCGTCGCTTCCGCCTTCGTCCGGAATCTTTCCTTTTACGGCTACGACGTGTCGAGTTTGCTTTATTACTTGCTTGATATCGTGCGGGATGACCAAACAAGTAAACGTAAAAACCCCCGGCTTTTCCGCTTTAAAGATCAAGGAACTAGCCGGAACCGATTTAAATTCGATTGTATCGCCATCTGTGTCGATGATTTCTCGATGCCGATCGGTAACAACGAAGTTAACCCCGTCCGCAATCCAAACGACCCGAGCTTCTTTGATTTCAGACAATGCCAAGACAACCGCGTCCCCAACTTCGACGCTATCCGGCGCCGTGACTCTTGGCGATTCAACTTGAATCAGTGGCTTTAAAGCCACTTTCGGCGGACTTGTCGGGGATGCAAACCCGAAGCCAACCGTTAGCAGAAACAAAACTAAAAACGTTCTTTTCATTTTACTTTCCCCGTCATCCAATCCCAGGTCTTGACGACCGTTACGACGCCCGCAACCGTTGCGAGTCCCAATCCAGACTTGGCGAATTCGTCACTATCAACGGTTCCCGCCATCAAAAACATAGGGGCCAAGACAGCAAGCAAAGAAACAACAAACAACAACCAGCTAGGTTTTTCTACTTTCACGTCTTTAGCCCCAATTCAACTTAGAAGATCGCAACAATGGCCTTGATGAATGAAATAATGATTTTCCAACCTTCGTCCGAAAACCATTCGATAAGCCACTTAGCGAATTGACCGTCCCCGAATTCCCCCACCCTTCCAGAATTGGCAAGGTCCAACTTCGCCCGTTCGTTTATTTGATCAACCAACTTTGAACGGCGAAGCGGTTGAAATCGCAACCGTCTCAATTTCCGGACAAGCGAAAAATCCCGTTCGTGGATCGCAACTTCCCGCAAATCTTCCAAAAGTTCTTCGGCTTCGCGGTCGCAATCGCAACCTTCGCAAGCCAAGTTTATTTGAGCCATCAAAGACGTTTCGACGTCTTCCAGTTTCGCAAACAACATTTCTTAATACTCCAATACAGGTTCGAAAAAGTCCCTTTCAGATAAACGCAAAGTCGTTTTGCTATTTGAACAATCCCGACTAGGACAACCCCCGCCAGGACAAGAGCGCAGACCGCCAACGGCCAAACGCAAAGAATCAGATAACCATCAAACAGCCAGTTAAGCGGACCGGGGAAGAATCCTAGAATCATTCCGGAACCTTTAATAAATTGATGTAATTCGGCATTAAATGCGAACTAATCGCCGTCCTAGAGTAAGTCCAAAACCCAAACTTTGACCGTAGGTTTTCAAAGGTCCGCCAGTTTCCAACCTTGAACGTCTCCCCCGAATGCCGCCAGGTGAATGGCGGAAGGAACGGAACACGCCAAACCGGATCCCCGAAGGCTTTGAATTGCCAAACGGGCCATTCGGTCTTTATCGTTTCCCGCGAAATCCTTGGAGAACCAAACGTTATGACCGAATCGATTTTAAAGCCACGTTGGTCCAAGTGGATCGCTAGGGTTTGCCCCAAAGCGCCGCCCCTCGAATGGCCTTTGATTCGGACTGGCTTGTCCCGCCTTAACTCGTTTCCACGTTCTTCCATCCCATCGATTAACGTATTCGGCCTGAATCCTCGAGCTACCCGATAATTGAAGAAGTCAACTACTTTCGTGTCCAGGTTCTTTAACCAATCCAAAAACCCGTCGGAACTCGTTGGCCGATCGCTTCCCCGGATTGTGATTTCGGTAACGTCTTCGAATTCGTCGAAATACCATTCGTCGTTGACGTAGAAGAAGAAGGGCCGGTCGTCCGTGTAAACGTCTCGGCAATCTATCGCCGCCCGGTGCAATACGTTGGAATCAAGCATTTTCAACCCTCTTAGCACGCTTGCCCGGAATCGTCTTAATTCTTTTCGGCGTTCCTACCGTCGGGCTTTGCGCGAACGAATAAAATCAACGTTCTAATGATATCATTCCAATGCGTCTATTCTAGTGTTACGCTAGCCCTTAATTACATTTTCCACCGATTTAAACGCGGGGACTTCAAATTGGATAAAGTCCAACTTATAGCGAGACTACCAAAGGAACTTCGGGAAGACTTAAAACGCTTTTCCAGTGATTTCGGGATTTCCGCAAACGCCGCCATCCTAGAGCTAATAAAGCTTTTCGTTTCGGACCCTGATTTCCGCCGAAAGATCGTTAACGAAGCCAAGAAACGATAAAGGCGGCCTGATTCCAGCCGCCGAATAAGGGATTTCAACTTCCGGGGGATCCACTACCGCCGCCGGAATTGTTCAAACAAGCTTCGTAAGCCGCGACCGCCGCCGACACTTCCCCCGCCTTTTGGTGCATCGCGTTAGCTGCCGCCAGATAGGCCGAGGGACTAAAAGGGTCCGCTTCACACGCCGCCGCCGCCGCTTCAACCGCCGCCACGTATTCCGCCTTCTTCGTGTCGATTACTGCTTTTTCCGCTTCACACGCCATCGAATTTCCTTTTTTCTCTTTCTAAAGTCGTCGCGTAAATCTGCGTCGAATCCCTTGTCGATTCGTCCGCCTCTATCCAATAACCATTCTTTGGCTTTTGGGTTCCGGTGTCAACTTTAAAGCAATGAAAGTGGAAGACTAGCAGCATTCCAAACCCAAAGAAAACTATTGCTTGGCAAAACTTCGTTACGGTATCCATCAAAGCACCATTTCGAGAACTCTAGAAACAACCAGCAAAGCGCTGATTATCCAAAAGGTCATTTTATTTTGTCTCGATTCCTTTTCAAGCTTTGCGCACTTCTTCCGAAGTCTTTTGATTTCCGCTTCTATTTCCATTTTAAACGCCCTTCTTTTAGGGTAATTCCCGATTATCAATTTGGGGGAACGATATAACGTCTTCCCTTGAAAACGGGATTCAGGCGACTTTAAACGGAATCTTTGCGGGTCATTCGTTTAGAATTCGTCTCTCCCTTGCACAACGGGACTTTAAAGCCGATTCAGCGTAAAGCCGATTCGGCTTTTCTAGTATACGCCAAGAAGAAGAAGTTAACGCCTAAAGGCGGAAAGCCGACAGCGCATAAAAAAACCCGATCTACGAGACCGGGTCGGCGTTAGCCTGACTTTCATTTTTTAGCCCGAAGGCCGACGCATAGCGCCCAGCGAATACTAACCCGCTTCTTTCTTCGTGTCAAATATCCTGATCCGGATTACGTTACCACCCGCCGGCGTCCGCCATCCTTTTACGTTGCACCCTCGAAGAGTTCCCCGGACCATAATCTCCGCTTCCTTTTCTTTTATTTGGTGGAAACCTGATTCCATATCTTTCCCGAAGACGTGGTCCCTATGGTAGTTCGCCTCTTTTTGTGGCATCAAATCAACGGTATTTCTGCCGACCAATTGGCCGAAAACCTTTTCCGCTTCTTCGTTTGCATGGGTAACTTTTCCCATATCGTCCGTGATAATCACCGGATACGACGAGAAATCCGAAAGCATTTCGTAAAGTTCATCGTTCCCGCCGACAATCATAGCAGCGTTTTTCTGCCCGATCATTGCAACATAGATAATCAAAGACAGGATGGCCAAAGCCGCCACAATATTAACGACCGCGGGGAATGTTTTATTCGTCTTGCTCATCTTCCAACTTCGCTTTTCGTTTGACCGACTTAATAACCGCATCGACCGCCCCAAGTCCGCCAAGGGACAAGACACCGACGACGCCCAGGATAACCACCCGAGAAACTAATTCCTGTTCGGCAAAAATGAAAGCGATCGACGCCCCCATGACTCCCGTATTCAATGCGTATTTAACGACGTGTAACCACTTGTTTTCCGAATGGGCAATTTCTCGACACGCTGCCGCAACGCCACCGATAACGCTAATGACAACCGCCAATAAAACGGTATCCCTTACCGACAAATCAACGTGAGTTGAAGCGAACAAAAGCGATATAACGCCGATGTTCCAAGATGCAATTACGATATTATCGATCATTTTGTTAGCGTTACGTTAAGCGTTGTTCCCTGTTGGGTCGTATTCTCGAATTGTTTGGCCGCCAGGGCAACCGTCGTATCCGAATCGATTAATTCAAGGTAACCAAAGTTTCCTTGTTGATTCCTTTCGGCGTTCGTGAATGCCGTATTGGCGACATTTTCGCCGACACTATGAACCCACCTTGAAGAATGAATCGTCGGGATACTGTTCAAGTCCGCGCCGGTATCGTATCCGCCGTGATTTGTTCCGTCGTCGATTCCGCTTAGGTGGACGTCGCCAGATAGAGAAACGAAGTGGTTTTCAACAGCGCCGAAGACGGTTTCGATTTCGTCAAACAGATCATTAAGTTGGTCGCGGGCGCCGCTCGAGAACGTGGTATCGTACCACTTCCATTTTTGAGAGTTGACCGACCCGGTAAAGTCGATGATTTTGCACCAATTATTCAGTACGATCTCTTCCGCCGTATTGGCCGCCGCTAGTTGGGCTTTCCACCACGTTTCCGCCGCTGCCGACATCATTACGGAATCAGTCTTCCCTGTTACCGTATCCATGCAAAGGATTCGATAATCGCCGTTTAACTGGACTTTGTAGTCGACGCCGTTCGTTGCGTCCCTGAACGCCGCCAAAGCCGTAGGAAGGGCCAGGCGTGCGAATTGCTGGACAACTGAGACATAAACAGAAGTTGAATCGCCATCGTCTTCGAAGTTATGGTCTCCAAAGCCCCAAATATGCGGAACGTGGTCCGTTAGATATCTTGCTTTGGGGTCCGCCATTATCGTATCCCAACGCGCGACGTAATCCGCCAAAACGATCGTCGTTGGATCCACATAACCAAAATCTTCCGTGATTATCAAAAGATCGGGCTTCGTGGACGTGTTCCGAATAAGCGAAAAAGTCGAAGAATGCGTCCCCAAGTTCGTATCGTCTTCATAGTTGGCACAACCGATTGTCGCTACGTGTAGGTCGCTATCCGCCGCTGGAAGAACCCTACCCCTTAGTTCGACGTGCTGAACCGTTCCCGAAGCGTCTTCGAATCGGATTTCGACTTCTTGGTCTGCCGTCAAACTGCTAACCGTTGCCGAGACAAATCCATTTGTGGAAGATTGTAACCCGCTTGAACCTTGAAGGGTTTTCGTTGCGACGTCGTAGACTTTGACGTTTATCGATTCGTCGCTACGGACTTTGAATTCGAACCCGGCGCCGCCATCCTTGTGGAACCAATGGCAATATTTAACCTTATCGCGACCGCCCGCTTTCGCGTCTGCGTACAATCGAGAACGGTTATAATTCCCTAAGACGTGGCGGTTTTTATCCGTTAGGAAATCTTCGCTTTTAAGTTCGCCAGCTTGCAGAACAATATCGCCACCGAAAGCATTGGTCGAAGATTCGTTATAACTCCCAACGACCAAGCCTTTTAAATGCGGTTCCCCGGCTACCGACATATCCAGACCGGTAAATGTCGCTTCCGAAGCCGTAGAACCGTAGATCCCATAGTCTTCGATCGTTACGCGAACCGTTGGAACGCCCGCCACCATTTTGAATTCGATAACAAAACTGACAATATCGGATTCGGTTGTGCCGACCGGAAACGCCCTTCGGTGGTCGAAGCTTTTGGTTACCTTCGTTGTTCCGTCTGCTATATCAATCGCAATACGCGCCGTCGACCCGCCAGCAACGCGAACACGGAATCCAGGTTGCGCCGCAGACGCCGCGCCGTTTCCGCAAAGACACTCATAAGAACCGGCCGCCGTGAGCCTGAAAGAACCGGCAATCCAAAACGACTTAGAAATATCTTCGAATGGTCCGCCAGCATTCGGAAAGTAAACATGAGACGAACCGTTACGGATCATTCCGATTGTCCCTTCCGCCGTTACCGCGCCGTCTTGATAAGCAGGCGAACCGCCAACCGAAGCGTCGGTATCATCGCCAACGGCCAAAGCGGTCAATTCACCGTCGACCGGAGCCATCCATAAGACGGAATCCAAAAAGGTATCGTCCGCCTTTGCATTTCGGAAAAGTCGGTTTCGCTTGAATAAGGACATTTTAAAGCCTTCCGTGTGGTGTGTGGTATCTTTTTCTAAGTTGGGTCTTACGGTGGCGGGGTGGCCGCTCCCGGTGTTATTTTCGTTGCTAGTTCCGGGTCGTCGTACCACCAAATTTGATTCGAATAGGCGCCGTCGTCGTTTGTCGCGATATCGTCCGGATTGCTTCTAAATTCTCCGGTTACGGTTCCCGTTCCTTCCGCCCTTTCGAACGTTAGATAGATTGCTATTTGGCAATTTCCGGTTAACCCGTCGATCGTGCTTTGATCAATAGAAAAGACGTTTGTTAGTGACCGGGCAAATTCACGCCGAAACTCAATAACTGGACCGCTTCCGCTTGTCGTATGGAATCCGCACATTCGATTTGTTTCCATTACGTGACGATCTACGATAACTCCGTCCGTAATCGCCCCCGCGTCGTCGTAGACGTAAACTTCCGCTTTGAGCTTTCCAGGGACGTAGAACCTAAAATATTGAGACGTCCCGCCAGTATCATCGATTACCGCTGAACCGCCGCCAGCCGAAACCGAACAATCCAAAGCTATGTACTGATAGGGAAAATGGAATTTATACGTTCCGCCTTTACTAAGATGGATTCCAGACGTAGGCGAAGACATGCCAACGCCCGCGCTTCCGTCATTTGAAACGCTTCCTACGATCGTATGATTAGCGGTTCCCGTCGTAGATAAATCCAACGGGTCGAAATCAAAAGTAAAAACGCCTATCTTCCGTGGCGCCGTATGTTTCTGGAATCGAACTAGGCACCATTGGGAACCGGTCCCGCTTAGATTGTTCAATATTCGAACGTTGCCGGAATTACCGGACGTCAATTCAGTTAGTGAAGTCGTGCAATATGCCCATTCATGGTTCGAGCTTCCAACATTGATCTTTACGACGCTAAGACCACCCAAAGCCGCCGGACGAACCGAATCAGTACCGCCGGCCTTTTGCATAATCGCGAATTCCGCGCCTTCCGTTGGTGCGACCGCTTGGAACACTTGGCGAGTCTGGAAGCCAGTTTGAGCAACGGGAATAACCGCCGAACCAATCCCAACAATATCGAACTTCCCCAGGTCTACGCCTGTTTTGTTCTGGAAAGAAATAATATTGGTATTCGTGTCATAGTCGACCGAACCGTCCTGCAGAATCCCATCGTTCCCGAGCTTCGCCAAAACGCCGGCATCAAACGAAGCGTTGTAGAAATCCCGATCGATCTTTGACGGGTCGCCGTTTATTACTTTCTTCGTGTTGTTAAACATCAAACCCCCAAGTTAGTAAAATCGACTTCCGGGACCTCGGCCAATTGATGTTCGTAAAAACCTAGAGCTTTCGGAGTCATAAACGTTCGTCCGCCCGAAGTTGTTGGTTCCTCTTCTTCGATAAGTTCGTAAAGCCTGAACGGGTAAATATCCATGTTTCCCGTTTCTCCAATATCAAGCGTCGCCAGGTCTAAAACATCCTTTGGCTGATACTGGATTCCGTAGGTTATATGGACGTCACCGTCTTTCGATCGCTGCCTAAGCTGCATTCGAGCAAGGCGGCAAGTCCCGGCGTCTTTGCCTTTGAAAGTGGCATCATTCACGCCGCCAAGCATATCTAGTCGGGTTTGGATATAAGCGTCGGTTGCCGTGGCCGCGGTAACCATCAAGGTATAATTAAGCATCCCTTGAGGCCCGTCCACGTTGGCCCCTTTGGTTTGTCCGGTTATATGATTCCAGCCAATAAACTTGTTAGGATCCGGCGCCGTTGTCCCTTTTATTGTTGTTGTGGAAGCCCGCTTTATAAACTTCTTTCCAAGCGTGAAATCGATAGTGCTTTCAATGTCGCCGGTGTCTTGGAGTACCGTATTTTGCGAAGTGTTTTTCGTGCTTTCCTTGTGAGAATAACGGACGGTCCCTTTATGGTACTTATCGCCAGCGCCTTGGGGTTCTACCGAATATTCCCGGTTTGAAAGCGTGAATCCATCGACAATAACGCTTGCGGGAATTGTGCCAGTTCCGGCGGACGTCATCGCCAACAATGCAAGCGAAGTTGTTGAATAGTCCTTCAAAAAGAACTTTAACTCAAACGTCGAATTCTTACCGGATCTAACCGCGCGACCCGACGAACCTTGTTCTATAAAACTCATTGAATTCCACCCCCATCCATTTTTCCGTCGATACTACGCAAAGCTTCCAACATGCTTTCTTGGATAAAGACTTCCCGCCCAGGTCCGCCAGACTGCAAAGCCAAAGCACTTGTCCCGAATGCCATTTGACTGGAAGCCCGCGCCGTCAACTCTTGTTCGAATTGTTTAGCCCCTTCGACTAACCGCTTCCGTTCCCGTTCTTTTCGGTTTTCTCTTGCCTTCTCAATTCCGGCCTTCCGCAATTCGGCAACGTCGATCATTACAGTGTTTTTGAATTCCCGAAGCGGATTGATTAGGAAATCGTTAAGTCCTTTCTTAACAGTCTTTCCGACCGCTTCCGGGATACCCTTTCCCAACTTTCCCCGCTCCATTTTGGCGTTTGCCTTGGCTTCTTCGTCTTCTTTGGCCTTCTGTTGATCTTTGAAAGACTTCGCCCCGTTCAGGTTCGCCAAAGCTTTCGTATTGGATTCAACGTTAACCCCTGCGTCGATCTGCTTTTGGATATCCTTGCGAAGCTTTTCATTGATTCGCTTTACTGCCGCCGCCGTTCCCTTATCGCTTCCGGTCCCCTTGTCGCCGATCGTGTCTTTTTCCGACGGGCCAAACGCGCCGCCAACCTTGGTCCAATTCTCATACGTGTTGCCAAGGACTTTATTAAGCTGATTCCCAACAACGATTCCGGCTTTCAATGCAGCAACAACCGCCGCCACTTTAACCGCGAAGACTCCCCAAGGCGTAAACAATGCCGAGATACCGGCCGCCGCCAAAGAAACACCCTTCAAAGCGACGCCAACGGCCAATAAACCCGCCGCCACCTTGGCAACCGTGATAATCCAATCCTTATTTGCTTTCACCCATTTAGCGCCCTTTATAATCGAATCCCGGACCCACGCCGAAAACTCTTGTAAATCGCCAGATAAGGCGTTGCCAATTTCCGCCGCCATCTTCATAAACGATAGACGTAAACGGTTAAATTCGTCCGTAACATCCGCCGCATTTTTGACCGTGTCGCCATCCAGCTTGACCCCAAGTCTTTCAAATTCGCTTTGCAATGAATCGATATGACCAATCAAAGGAAGAATCGAAGTTCCCGAGCGTCCGAAAATCTTCATTGCAATACCCGCCTTACGGCCTTCGTCAGATATCCCGCCCAATCGTTTAACAATTAGCTTGAATCTGGCTTCGGTATCCAGGCCGGCGAAATCATCCGCGGAAAGCCCTAAGTCGTCGAAATTATCCTTTGCCGTAGATAATCCTCGGTCCAAGTCGACTAGGTTCCGATTTAATCCCCGGACCGCCGCTTCCATTGCGTTCGCATCGGCGCCGCTTTGCTCAAATGCAAACCCCAAACTTTGGACCGCATCCGTAGACAACTTCGTCCGCTTCGAAATCTTGTCTATCTGGTCACCTTGCTTCATAAACGACCGTGTAGCCAATGCCAACGGCGCCGCAATCGAAGCCCCCATTTTCATAACGGAATCGGCAATCTTACCGACACCCCGCGCGAACTTTTGGAGTCGACCACGAACGCCAGCCAAAGCCTTCTTGGTTTCATCCTCTAGGCCAAGACGGATAAACGCTTTTCCGGCTTCTATTCCTTGCGAACCGACCACTATAAAAGCCCCTTGTATTCTTCCGGATACTTGTCTTTGTAAATATCAAGCGAAGGCTTCGTAAACGGCCTAGCTTTAACGTAGACAGTCTTCAACCGTCGATTCCCCCGACGATCTTTAACGACTATTTGCGTAGCCCCGCCTTTATCAAGGATTCCAGGAACCGGCGCCGTTCCGTTCCTTCGTCCTACCGGACCAACGATTACGCTTTCCGTCATTTGGTCATAGGAGTACAAGATCATTTTCAAACCGAATTCGTTCGATCTTGTGTGGGCGTTTGGCGGCTTTCCAGGTTCCGACTTCTTCTTCTTTCGAAACGGAATCATTCTTTTCATAATCCCGCGTTGCTTCGCCCCGGCTTTCATCAAAGCCCGACGTTTTCCGCCTTCAATCTTCTTAATGAGCTTATCGGTGTTAAAAGAAAAGGAAACGCTTAATTTAGGACTGATCATTTAGCTATTCCCTTCGATTTCGTCTATTAAATCCCCGACTTCGTCCGGACTTATCTTTTCAACTCCCCCGCTTCCGCTGCTGGACGTTTCCTTCCCTAGTATTTGGTTTGCTGTTATCGGCTTAGGCGAACCGAACCCGGAATAGTTGTGGATTGCTGCGATTACTTCCGCCGTCCTTTGGCTTATCGCGTCCGAGTTCCTAACTTCAAGTTCGACCTTGATTTTGGCGACGTTTAAAAGCCTTCGGTAAGTCATTCGGTCCGAGTCGAAACCGATGATTGCCGTAGCTTCGTCTATGCTCCCCCATCCAGTGAGATTTTCGCCGCCATCGCTTCCGCTTTCGTCGCTTGGTCCGCCGCTTTCAGATTCGCCCGGTCCAACAGAGTCGCCGCTGCCTTCCTTTGCATCTTCGGGGAAAAATTTACGATTGCCCGCAACAATGCCTCACCGGCAGCGTCGATAACGTCACCCGTGAGCCTTCGAAAGAAATCCAAGTCCGAAAGGTCTTTCCGGTCGATCTGATCTTGCAAAATAAACTTAATCGCGTCCGCAAGTGCTGCCGGATCCACGAAAGCAGATAAAACCGCTTCTTCCGACAGCGAAAAAACGTCGAAGTCGTAGGATTCTTTCAACCCTCGAGCTACGCCGATATTTAAAGCCAAATCCCAGGCGTCGCCCTTTTCATCTTTGAAGATCGTTGACATTTACAAACCTTTCTAAACAACCGTTAGGCGATTGTCGTTGTTGTCCATTCCTTACCGCTTCCAACAACCTGATAAGTTGGAAGAAGTGTTATTGGAACGTTTGACTTTCCGAGGATTGGCGCTTCCTTGTTCGCCGTACTGGCAACGGCGGGCATGATAAACCCCTTGCTTCCGGTGGTATTCGTTCCGTCCAATACCATGAAGTGCATCCATGACGTGTCGTGAGCGTCGAAGTGAGCCGCTAAAGCCACAACAAAAGCCGAGTCCCGGACATAATCAATATTGAAATCGATTGAGAATTCGCCAAAGCCGACGACGCTTTCTTTGACCTTGGCGCCCCGTCGAAGCATTTCGATAACTTCTTTCGCCGCGTTTACAGTGATATCTTGGGCGTTTGGAACTTCAAGCCAAGTCGGAGTATCGTAAGACGCTTCGACGGTCTGAAAATCCGCCAACGAGTTATAGAAAAGAAACCATTCTTTACCGATTGTTCCTTTTTTGGCCATTTAATTAACTCCTAAAACGTTCTTTCGTGGAAAAATTGGAACTCTGTAACGTTATGGAAACGTTGTTCCGTTTTGAGTAATTCCCGGTTAAAAATCGGGTCGTTCTGAATAACCCCGGTCCATTGCATGGAAAAGCCAGGGCTTGTATCGTATGACGCGATTCGTATTTGCATTTCGCTAACGAACCGCATTAAGTTTTTGATTGTTGCGTTATCCGCAAGGCTGATTCCGCCGCAATCCAACACAACCGCCAAACCCCAGGTGTCACCAAACGTCGATCGATCGTGAAGCCCTGATTGCTGACTAAAAGCGTTGTTTAACCGCATAGGCGTCGAATAAACTTTCGGTGCCGCCGCTGCTGGAAGTGATTCCTTTTTAACGTCGTAAACGTAAGCAGCTTCCGCCGTACTAAATCCCGCATAGGGCGCCGTGTACGTTCCGCCATTAATCGCCGTCGCCATTTCTTCGCAAACTGTGAATTCAATCATTCCGGCACCTTATGACAATGTAAAACAATCGATTCACCGGTTACGCCTTGTTCGTTAATTGCGGGCGTTCCCAACTCCGCGAAGGGCCGCCATATTGAACCATCCGCCCAGGTAATCTTGAAATCCTTTTCGTTGATCGTGTAAGGGATATCCGACGCTTTAAAAATCAGGTCCATTCGCTTCGTTTCCAATATGGAAATTTCCGCTTCTAAGTCGTCGTCCTTCTTTACCCTTGAACATTGGACGCCCGTTAATTGAGTCTCTCCGGTTTGGTCCAAAGTGACTTCAAAAAAACGAATGGCGCCGCGGATACCCGACAGCGCCTTTGCTCCAATTCCAAGGATTTCTTTACCCATTTTTCCGGCTTATCGGGTTCCGTGGATAAACTGGACAAACTCGTCCGAAGTGGTCCCGCCAACGTCCGCAACGTCGCCAGGCATCTTCCGACCAACCTTAAACACGGTTCCGGAAGCGGGGCCGGCCGTAGCCAAACCAGAAGCCGAATCGTAAAAGATTTCGTCGTCGTCGGTGCTTAGGTCCGTGGCTAACGCCTTGGTCGCCTGAAAGACGGTGGTTTCGTTGGGATAGTAGGCGTTCCGCCGAGCTTTCCCGCTCTTGTCGTCGATCCCCTGAATACAGTTGACCGTATTGATAACTTTGACTTCGCCAACCGCTTCGGTTCCACTGTTTGGAATCATTACCGCGCCGGCGCCAGCCTTAACAAGCTTGATAGACATTTTCTTTTATCCTCTTAGGGAAATGTAAACAAATTGTGCAGCGGTTACGGCGTTAGTTGTTCGAATTACCACACGCGAAAAACAAAACGCCGTCGGGGGAATAAAGAACTTTCCATTCGGTGGCGTGACCGCCGGAACCGCTACGTTATTTTCGTCCGGACAATCTTGTAAAGTCTGTCCGCCGTTTGAAACCATTACTTTCGTCGCCCCAGGCGTTAACGCGCCAAAGTCGACCGAACCGTCCGACGATACGTTAGCGAATTGGCTAATATCGATATCAGTGGTTCCGTCTCCAACTAGCGTTTTCGTATTTGTTGACCTGATAAGCATTTTCAAATTCCGGTTTCGTTATTTGCAAAAAGGACGCCCCGCAAGGCGTCCCGGTTCAATTCAAAAAGTCGGTTTAGGCGTTGCTTTTGATTCGGACAATGCCTTCCGCGTCGCCTTTATCTACGCCGAAATCGAACAAGGCTTTATAGCCAATTCCTTCGACATCAAACGCAAGCGATCCACTTGAAACGCGGGGAGTTTGCTGTCCGTTAAGGAAGCCAACGCGAACCGGCTCAACGTCGCAAGGACAATTAGGACCAGCCAAAGCGAAATAAATCTGATTGCCGTTTGCCGGCGTTGTTAGTTTCTTTCCTTTGGTGTTCGTTGGGTCGCTTCCGCTGGCTTTCTTTTCAGAAATCCACCGAGAATGAACCGCTTTGAACTTGCCAGCAAATTCGTTAGATCCGATAGCGTTGTCTTTGACATCCGCCGAAGCCGAGGAATTCTGCGCGATTCCCGCCAAGCTTTCTTCCATTGAGAGTTTTGAAGCCAAACGGTTGATTCCGTTACCGGTAACCAAAGTATCCCAAAGGACATCGATTGGTTTATTGTCCGCGTCGACCAAGTCGTTAAAGTGGTCGTCAATTGTCTGTAAGGCGCCGTAAGACAACGGAGTCGAAGCAATTTCGGTAATCGCATTCGAACCACTTGTCGACCAAGTCAAAAGCAATTCGTAAAGCTTTTCGTCGATCGCTCGGCCGGCCATTGATCCAAGACCGTTTCCGATTCCAGACAACGCGTTAATGTCATCATTGACAATCATTTTGGTTGTCAGAGTCAGCATAACGCCGAAATCTTCAACGCTTGCGGTCAACTTCGAATCCGAAATTTCCGCATGTTCAACTTGTCCGCCGGATCCGATTGGGAGAAAACCGCCCTTTCCGGTCAAACGATAAAAGCTTTGTTGCTTGTAATCGGAAGCCGAATAGGTCTTCGCAACTTGCGCCCAAGTCGACTGAGTCCGGGTAAAGGACATCATTAACGACTTGTTCATAACGTTTTCAAGGACATTGACCAACGAAACGGAAGAAACGCCCGCCGCGGTCAAAGCCTGCCGCCGATGTTCGCTTAGAACGTGCTGCGCAAACTCTTGGCCGTTTCCGAATCCGTTGAATGGGCGTCCCATTGCTTGCAAGGACATCCGGCAAATGTCATTCAATCCCAGGTCACGAAAACGCCCGCTTGTGGCTTCGTTCATAACCTTTTCGCGGATTGAAGCGTTGAAAGCTTGCCCGACTTCCTTTTCCGGATTCGAGTGAAGAAGAACGGCCGCCGAAAGAACTTCGTTCGCTTCCGCTGTCATGGAATAACCCGCGTATTGGTTTTGAGTCGTTCCCGACTTGTCTTCTTGCTCGAGCTTCCAAAGCTTGGCCTTCAAAGCTACTTCGTCGTTTGACAATCCGTTTTGGACGGCATGATCGAACAAAGAAACGGTCCGCTTCTCGCCATCCTTTTCGATTTCGACGTTAGGGTGACCGAAAGACGCGCAAAGAACGCGGATATCTTCGGTCCGCTTGACTTCCGCCCTAAACGCTACCCGTTCTTCTTTCAGGCTTTTGACGTCTTCGGCGATTTCCGCGCGTAAAGCAACGATATCGTTACCGCCTTCCGCCTCTTTCTTTTTGGGTGGTGCTTCATACGCCGCGGTGAGTGCTACGACCCCCGCTTCGTCCAACTTCGTAGGGTCTGGAATCCCCAACGACTTCCCGAATTCAATTAGGGCCAATTCCATAGGAACGCCTTCCTTCTGTTTGCGTTCCGCTGCCAAAGAAACGTGATTATCTAAATCACCCCCCTGATCCACGAAACTAACTTCGTTAATTTGCCCACCGCGGGCATGGTAAAACGGGCCAACGTGCGTCCGCCCGTTAATGATTCGTCTTTCGCCATCCGGAACCAATTCAGTTTTGAACGTTCCGTTTTCGTCGCTGGCTGTCAAAACGCCGATTGAAACTTCCCATTTCTTCCCGGCTTTCTTTGCTCCAACGATTTCAGCCTTTGCCATTCCGTCGACATCCAAGGCGCCTTCCGCATCGATATGCGTAGGGTGGACGGTTATTTTTCCGTGTCCGGCAAGCATCGCCTGATCGTGTTGCAAGTAGTTTTCAACTTCGTTCCCGGATATCGTCGACAGGTCATAAACAACCGGTTCGGAAAACTGCTTAACCCGAAGCTTTCCGCCGCTATAAGCCATAGCTTGATACGTTGGGTTTTTCTCGCCAGCTTTAAGAATTACCGACGCCTTTTCTGATTCAACTAACAGCACTTTTCGCCCTTTCTTCTTCGGTTTGCTCGACTTCTTCCACCGTCATTCCGTGACGTGCCAAGATTTCCCTTTTCTGCTTGGCAAGCTTTACCCGCTCTTCAAAGACGTCCGAAGCGTTCCGCCCCTTGTTCTTCCAGTGCTCGATTTCGTCAAATTGACCGAAACCGTTATAAATCTTGTCCGCGTTCGCCTGTTTAACTTGGTCGAGAGCTTCTTTCTCAGGCCAAAACCATCGGAACTTAAACGCGCCCAGGTCCGCCGGAATCACCCCCTTATAAAAAGCGAATTCAAGCCACCACTTATAGAACGGCGTTAGGATTTCTGATTCGATTTCGTCCCGGATGATCTCAATTACTTGGTTCCAAATAATCGTATCGATTCGGGCCGATGCAAAGTTAAAGTCTTCGGAAGACGTCGCCACGTTCCAAGGCAAAAGGAAACGCGCGGCAATTTCCCGCTTTAATTCGTCTTTGACTTCTCGGTAACTCTGAACTCGGCCGCTTCCGGTGTTCCAAGGCGTCATCCGCCAGCCTTGTGGTGTACTCGTAACCTGCGCCCCTGCCCAATCCCAAGACATCCGCGGGGAATTAATCGTCGTACATTGCCCGATAGGCAAGTTTGTTTCCATACTCGCAAGGATTTTAGATTCCTTTTCGAGCGTATTTAGGACTGATTCGTCCAGGCGTCGAAGCTTCGCCAGTGTTTCAATGCAATCGGCGCCTTCCGACATTCCGCGCCGCGTCGTTGGGCGTTCCCTCTTAAACCAGTGGACAACCCTATGCGATCGAATCTGAACGGTTGAATAAGTTCCGACCCAAGCCCCCGTAGATGTTCCGCCAGGATGATACTTCAAACGGTGGTAAAGTTCCGGATTACCGAACCGGTCGTAAAATATCCCGTCCGCCGGTGGATAAGCTGATTCAAAACGCGCACCATACCGAATTCCAAGTGCTTCGCTGTGAGGGTCTTGGAATTGCTCCATTTCATAAGGAACCAAATCAATTCCGTATGAATTACGTGGGTTTCTCTCGAAAACTCCAAACCCTTCGCCAGCAAGCTTCCTTTCCCGTAGAAACATCTCGAGTTTACGAGTGAGTCTAATTTCTTCGGCGTACTCGCCCCAATTTCTTTCAAAGTCTTTGGCCGCCCGTTCGCTCTTTTCGGTCGAATTGTCAGGCGTTACGTCTAAAGTCGGTCCGGTTCTTATGACCGAATGGATTAGCTTTTCAATAAAAGCCTTGAACGTTGGATTGTTCCGGAATTCGTATCGGACAAGCTTAGCAATAGCGTGCCGAACTTCCCGCGTGTCGATGGCTTCGGAACTCTGATTCGTTGCGTATTTGAAATGGTCTTCGTTTTGATACCGGTAATAAACATCATACGCCGCATTTAACGCCCATTCCTTCGCATCTTCTTCGTGCGTTTTAGGGATTTCTAGCGGGGCGCCGTTTTCAGCCACCAACACGTTAGAAACCTTTGGACTTGCGGTTTTCTTACTCATATTCCGGGAAGTTTTGAGACTTAACGTTAAGAGTCATATTCTGGAAAAAGTTGTAAACTTTCGTAGGATCGCAACCGACCGCCTTCGTGGCTTCCAACTGGTTCATCTTTTCCATATCGTCGGCACTTCGGAACGTTATGGATTCTTCACCTGCCCTATAGGTCTTAACGGCTCTTTCGTCCAAGTTTTCCGGGTCGATCGGCATTGCTTACCCACTGAATTAAACACGCTTACGCCTAGAATAATGACGAGATACGCCGACTTAATCAACAAACGACTTGCTAAATGCAACAGCAGAAAAGAAATAACCGCCCAAAGTGGCTTTAAAGCCACCCGAGGGTCGATCGCAATGGGGATAGGGAGACAGGGGGCAATACGACTACTCCCCTTATGTTGCATAATTTTGACCGGCTGAACCAAGGCAACTGCCTGCCCGCCACCCCCATAAGCGGGGCAAGTGGCTTTAAAGCCACCCTGTAGCGACCTTTTTACGGAGTTTGCCCCTTGTTTTCTTCCGTGGTAGCGAACTTATGGCCGCAATAGTCGCAAACTCTTTCACGATAGGTAAGATTCCGCTTCGTGTCTTGGGTCGTCCTTCTAACGGTGTTACGCCGGCAGCCGCAATTCGTGCATTGTTGGGCCGATTCGGATTTCGTATTGGTCGCCAGCCATTCGCCTAGGCTTATTTCCGGGGCGTCTTGTTCTGGATTCTTAGCCATTCACCCAACCCCCTAAGTCTATTTCCGGCGGTTTCGGCTTTCCGTCCTTCCCTGATCGACTTCCAACCTTTTCGCATCCTTCGAATGACGCTAACGCCATGACTCCGACAAGGTTATCCCACCAATCGTTATCCGGCCTTCCGTGTTTGTGCATCCATTGAGACAAGTCGCCCCATTTGGTATCGAGTTCCGTTGAATACTCCGAACAACAATGATCGGCCAAAAGTTCGTGGTGCTCCGCCGTTTCGTGGTGGTAGAAAGAAAACGACGTCGGGGACTTTAGCGGTTCGACTAGTCTCTTGGTAAGGAAAGACTTTCTTTCGTTCGTGTCGATTTCCATTTGCCGCGGGTTCCCATCCTCGGCCAACTTGTAAAGAAATCCCGCGCCTTTACGTTCCCCTTCTTTCGCGCGACGGTGGGCAATTGGGGCTTTCGTCTTTCCGGATCCGTAACCTTTCGTCGGGATTAGCCGGTTATCGTCCAGGTCATTAAGTGCATCGTAGACAACTTGAGTCCATTTTCCGCAGTCTACGCCGATTCGGTCTATCTTCGCCGTTGAATTGTCGCCGTCACGCTTGTATTTTGTTTCCAACATTAGCGGCAATAAATCCATTAATGCCGAGTAAATCAGGGCGTCTTGGTCCGTTATCCCCTTGTATCGCTCCATATCCGCCAGGCGATGCGGAAGGCTTGACTTGGCAAACAACCGCCGACCCTGCTTTGGGTACGTCTCGCGATCTATCAAGAATCCTTCGTAGCCCATCGAGAACGCCCCGACGGCATACCAGAAGCACCCCAAGCCTAAGTCGACGTGCGCGACAACCTTTTCCCCGTTTCGCGGTACGACGTGACGCTTTTGGGCGTGAGTCTTCACCATTAACGATTCGGGCTTTAGAACGGCTTTTGATTCTTCGTCACCGTCCGGATTGTTTTGGCATTCACAATTGAAAACGCTTGGTCCTTCATCAAGAAGGATATTCATTGCGTGTTGAACGGCGCTTATCTCTGTTTGTGGATCGTCTTCGAATTCGAACGCCCATTCCCAAGTCGGTTCGGCGTCCTTATCCATCTCTTCCCGGTTTTCCTTATAGAACTCCAGGCAATCCAACCGCGCCCGTATCTGTGAACCGGGGACGGACTGATCAAATCCGTGTCGAATATCCTTATACTTTTGCCACAATTCAAGGTTCGACGGTAACCTTTTCATCATTGGGATTCGTAACGACTGCCAAGACGGATCTTTTAAGAATTGGTCCGCGCAGTCTTTCGGCTCGATTACCGTTACCGCCATTGCCGCCGCCAAGGTCTTCGAGTGGCCGCCGCCCCGCAAAATGCCCTTCTTAATCAACGAAACAAGCTTCTTCGTCTGCTGTTGGCTTGCGCTAATCTCTTCGTCGCTCGGGTCGTCGATCGCTACAAAGTCCGGTCGAAGGACAATTGTTTCCCCTTCAATCTCGATAGTCTTTTGTTGACCACGCGCCGCGGACATCGGCTTGGATATGAACATCGACCCGGAAGCCGGTTCCCCAGGAATGTTAGCCAGGCGAATAACGCCCGACTTTAGATTAATCCTAGTCAGTTCCCCGCCAAACGTTTGATGGCTTGCCCGATGGCTCGAGCCGCCCAAGGCTTTGAACGGGTAACAAATCTTTGGGTATAGATCGCGAAGGATAGAATTACCGGTAAACTCCGTTTGGACGCCTTCGTTTAGCTCCGTCGAAGAATCCATCGATTTCGAATACAGCATAATCATGCGTCGATAGCGATAAATCATCGCCCACATACAAGACCGCATCAAAATTGCAGTCTTCGCAAACCCCCTCGGGAACGCTTCGGCAATCCGCCCGCCCTGCATAATGCAGAATTCAAGCATTTCGATAGCGTCCTTTTGTTCCTTGGAAAAGGTCTTCTTTCCAGTGGTTCCCGGAAAGCACTCGACAAGGAAGTCCAAAAGTCGAGTCTTATACTTTTTGACCTTGTAACGACTGGAAGGCGGGGGAATCTTGCCCTTTAAATCATTCTCGACAAGGAACGAACGCCGCTGCCATCGGGCGTTACTCTTCCTGATATCCCTTGCCCGCTTCCCTCGTTTTTCCTGAACCGTCGCCAAATCCTGAACCCGCTAAATTGAATCTGTAAAGTTTTCAAACATAAAACGAT